ACAAGAAAGTATTTAACAAAGTAAATTTGAGAGTGGACAGCCAAGCGGCAGGACGATGGGAAACGGAAAATGGTGGAGAGTATTTTGCGGCAGGAGTAGGCGGAGCGGTGACTGGTCGAGGTGCGGATTTATTAATAGTGGATGACCCCCATAGTGAGCAAGATGCACTGAGCCCAACTGCCTTAGAAAATGCTTATGAATGGTACACATCGGGACCCCGACAGCGTTTGCAACCTGGAGGCAGTATAGTAATAGTAATGACACGCTGGGCAGAAAACGATTTAACAGGGAAGTTGATACGCCAACAAGCTAGAGATATATTAGCCGATAAGTGGGAAGTAATAGAATTCCCAGCTTTGATGCCCGAAAGTGATGAGCCGATGTGGCCAGAGTTTTGGAATAAGAAAGATTTATTAAATGTAAAAGGAAGTTTATCAGTAGCTAAGTGGGAAGCCCAATGGCAACAAAACCCGACAAGTGAAGCGTCGGCACTTTTAAAAAGAGATTGGTGGAAACGGTGGAAGAAAAAAGAAATGCCACCCTTGGAATATGTAATGCAGAGTTATGATACAGCATTTAATAAAAACAATAATGCTGACTATAGTGCGATTACAACTTGGGGAGTATTTTATCCAGAAGAAACAGGAACACCGAATATAATTTTATGCGATGCCCGAAAAGATCGATGGGAGTTTCCTGAATTACGCCGAGTAGCGTTAGAAGAATATAAGTATTGGGATCCTGAATGCGTATTAATTGAAGCAAAAGCGAGTGGTATGCCATTGACCCAAGAACTACGGAATATGGGAATCCCAGTCATGAACTACAGCCCAAGTAGAGGGAATGATAAATTTGCTCGTGTAAATTCAGTTGCACCAATAGTCGAAAGTGGGTTAGTATGGGTTCCAGATACTCGTTGGGGTGAAGAAGTAATAGAAGAGTGTGCTGCTTTCCCTGCTGGAGAACACGATGATTATGTTGATACAGTTACACAGGCGTTACGAAGATTTAGAGAAGGCGGCTTTATATCTCACCCTGATGATTACGAAGAAGATCGTATTGGTATTAACAGAGAAAGGATTTATTACTGATGGCTGAAGAAATAGAAGAAATAAAAAAACCATCAAATGTAGAAAAGAGTTTAATTTCTAATGATGTGTTGAGTGAATTTTCTGTTGAAGAAGAAAACCTTCAAGGACAGGAAGATGATTTTTTAAATATGGATGTTGAAGTTGAGACCGATGATGAAGGTGGAGCAGAAGTTACTTTTGGTGAACAAGAAGAAGAGACAGGCGTAGAACCTGATGATTTTTTTGGGAACTTGGTCGATGGACTTTCTGAATCAACCTTATCAGAAATATCCCGTTATGTGATGACTTCTGTCGAAGAAGATAAAAATAGTCGTAAGGATTGGGAAGATAGTTACACAAATGGATTAGATTTACTAGGGCTGCGTTATGAAAACAGAACAGAACCTTTTGATGGTGCTACTGGTGTAGTGCATCCAATATTGAATGAGGCAGTTACACAGTTTCAGGCAGGAGCATATAAAGAGATGTTGCCTTCATCGGGACCTGTTCGTGCTCAAATTGTAGGTGAACCTACTGCGGAAATAGAAAAACAGGCACAGCGAGTAGAAGATTACATGAATTATCAAATTATGTATGAAATGGAAGAGTACGAACCAGAGTTTGACCAGATGTTGTTTTTCTTAGGGTTGGCTGGAAGTGCATTTAAAAAAGTTTATTTTGATGATTTACTCAAAAGACCAGTAAGTAAGTTCATACCAGCAGAAGATGTGGTCGTACCTTATACTGCTTCTGACTTACGATCGGCTGAGCGTGTTTCTCATGTCATAAAAATGAATGAAAATGAACTGCGTAAGTTACAAGTAAGTGGTTTTTATAAAGATATGGAGTTAAAAGGCGGTTTAACAGAGGATTCCTCGCCTATTGATGAAAAATATGATGAAATTGAAGGTAAATCAACAAACTCTTACGAGGAAGAATTCACTTTATATGAGTGTCATTGCTATTTTGACCTTGAAGAGTACCCTGACAGGAAGGTTGATGGCGAAAATTCAGGCATAAAACTACCTTATATTGTTACCGTTTGTTCAGACACGCAAGATGTACTGAGTGTAAGAAGAAATTTTTTGCCTGATGACGCAAAAAAAGACAAAATACCACATTTTGTGCAATACAAGTTCACTCCTGGACTAGGTTTTTATGGTTTTGGACTAATTCACTTACTTGGTAACCTTTCTAGAACAGCGACTGCCAATTTAAGGCAATTAATTGACGCAGGAACGCTATCAAATATGCCAGCAGGATTTAAAGCGAGGGGTTTACGCATAGCTGATGACTCGGAACCCTTACAACCTGGAGAATTTAGAGATGTTGATGTTCCAGGAGGTGATTTACGCACAAGTTTGATGGCTTTACCTTACAAAGAACCTTCAGGAACGCTGTTTCAGTTAATGGGCTTTGTTGTACAGTCAGCTCAACGGTTTATTGGAACAACTGATATTGGTGTAGGTGACGGAAACCAAGAAACACCAGTCGGTACAACTATTGCGTTGTTAGAAAGGGGAGCCAGAATAATTTCTGCTGTCCATAAACGACTACACGCTAGTTTAAAAAATGAATTAAAGTTATTAGCACGATTATTTGGACAAGATCCAAACCCTTACCCTTACCCTGTTGGTGTTGATGCACAAGTGAAAACTACAGATTTTGATGCTCGTATAGATATCATACCAGTTAGTGACCCAAATATTTTTAGTATGTCGCAAAGAGTAGTTTTAGCACAAGAACAGTTAAAACTTGCGAGTGCAGCACCAGATTTACACAATCTTTATGAATCATACCGTCGTGTGTATGAGGCGTTAGGTGTAAAAAATGTGGATCAAATATTAAAACCTCGTATGGTTCCTGCACCTAGAGACCCAGCCCAAGAAAACCAAGACGCATCAGTTGCTGCGGCTGGTCAAACTAAATTACAGGCATACCCTACGCAAAACCACGATGCTCATATCGCTGTTCATTTGGCGTATATGCAATCAAAGGTTGCTAAGATGCAACCAGCAGTTTTACTTACTTTAGAAAAACATATTTTTGAACATATTGGTTTGAAAGCCCAAGTATTGGCTGCTCAACAACTACAACCACAGGAACAACAAAACCCAGATCTTGTTGCTTCAAAGGTAGCAGAAATACAATCACAGTTAATGCTTGATTACTTACAAAAGAATCCTCCGCAACCAGACCAAGAACCATTGGTGGCGTTAAAACAACAAGAACTTGCTCTTCGTGCTCAAGAACAACAAACAGATGCGTTCAACGAGCAACAAAAATTAAAACAAGAGCAAATGAAAACACAACAACAAGGTTCTATTGCTAGGGAACGCATACAATCTACTGAGGATATAGCAAATATGCGAGCTCAAATAGCTTTAGAAAGAACACGAAAATAAGGAAAACTTATGAAAGGACAAGAAAATGTTTCAAAGAATAAAAGAAAAAATAAATTATCTGTCAAGTTTGGTGGAGGCGGTGAAGCAGTCCTCGACAAAACAAAAAATAGGATGGCTAACGCTAATGTTTCTAGAGGCGGTGGTGCTTCTTTGGCTGGTATAAATTTTAAGGGAGTATTTTAAATGTTGACAGCACTTATAGGACCAGTTACAAGTTTACTTGATAAATTTATTGAGGACAAAGACCAGAAAAACAAATTAGCTCATGAAATAGCAACAATGGCTGACAAACAGGCTCATGAAATAGCTAAAGCACAAATGGATATAAATAAAGAAGAAGCAAAATCTAGACATTGGTGGATTGCTGGATGGCGTCCTGCTTGTGGGTGGATTTGCACTTTGGCTATGGGTTATCATTTTATTATTCAACCTTTTCTTATATTTTTCCTAGCTTTATTTGGTTTAAAAATGGAAATACCTACTTTTGATATGGACACGCTAATGACTGTTTTACTAGGAATGTTAGGACTTGGCGGTTTAAGATCATTTGAGAAACATAAGAAACTTACAAAATAATTTATGGAAACACTTTACTTTTACGAAAAGTCACTTAAGATAATACGCAAGAGACAAGAAGACATAAGAGAAACCATATGTCATGGTCCTGTAAATGACTTTGAGTCTTTTAAAGAGCTTCGTGCAAAATTGCAAGAGCTCGTTATAATAGAACAGGAGTTAAAAGACCTGCTAGAAAGAGAAGAGAAAAATGGGTAAATTATTAGTTCCAGAAAGATTCGCAAAACAAGACGAACAAACATCTTTGGAAAAATTACCAACCCCGACAGGATGGAGAATACTTATCTTACCATACAGAGGTAAAGGCACAACAAAAGGTGGTGTTTATTTACCTGAGAAAACTGTCGACACTCAAGCAGTAGCTACTGTTTGCGGTTATGTCTTAAAGGTTGGACCTCTAGCATATAAAGATCAAGAAAAATTTGGAGAAACTGGTGCTTGGTGTAAGGAGCAGGACTGGGTTATTTTTGGTAGATATGCTGGTAGTCGTTTTAAAATAGAGGGTGGCGAAGTTAGAATCTTAAACGATGATGAAATTTTAGCTACTGTCAAAGACCCAGAGGACATAGTACATCAATTTTAACATTATGGAGATATAATGCAGGAAAACACAGCAGAAAAAATTAAAGAAGAAGAAACAATAGAAGTTCCTTTAGAACAAGAAAAAACGAATAAAACTGAAAAAGCAGAAGTAACTGAGGAAAAAGAAGAGGTTACTGTTGCTACAGAAGAACAAGCAAAAAACAAAGAAGAAGAGCTGAATGAGTATAGCGAAAAAGTTCAAAAACGAATAGGCAAACTCACTGCGAAAATGAAAGAGCACGAGCGAAGAGAAAAAGCTGCCCTTCAATTTGCTGAGTCCGCTAAACAAGAACTAGCGAACATGAAAGCTCAAACACAACAAATTGATACTAATTATGTAAAAGAATTAGAAAACAGAGTAACCATACAAAAAGGTGCGTTAGAAACTCAACTGAAACAAGCGATTGAATCTGGGGATACAGATACGCAAGTTAAGGTACAAACAGAACTAGCCAATTTGGCACAAGACAATAATAGACTTGAGTACATAAAACAAGAACAAGAAAAACAAAAGGCACCTCAACAACCGATGCAACAGCCTCAACAACCGATGCAACAGCCTCAACAACCTCAACAACCACCGCCTGACCCTAAAGCGTTGGCTTGGGGAGAAAAGAATAAGTGGTTTGGATCGGATGAACCTATGACTCTTACAGCTTTTAATATTCATAAACAACTTATACAAGCAGAGGGGTTTGACGGTACTTCTGATGAATATTATGAAGAAATGGATAAGAGAATGAGGGAACAATGGCCTCAAAAATTTAAAGAAGAAGCTACAGAACAACCGAATACAAAAAATTCAGGTCCTGCTGTTGCTTCAGTAAGTAGAAATTCTGGTAATACAAAAAAGAAATCAGTTAAGTTGACACATTCTGAACTAGCGATTGCTAGGAAATTAGGTGTCTCACCAGAACAATACGCAAAGCAAGTATTAAAACTACAAGCTGAGCGAAATGTTAACACTAATTCGTGAGGAGAAACTACTATGGTAGATAAAACACCACGCATTTCCCAAACTAGGGAAAAACAGTCTCGAAGAAAACCTTGGAGACCTCCGTCTAGTTTAGACGCACCACCCGCACCTGAAGGATTTATTCATCGTTGGATAAGAGAATCTGTAATGGGTTTCGATGATAAAAAGAATCTTTCTGCTCGCCTACGCGAAGGCTTTGAACTTGTTCGTGCAGATGAATACCCAGATTTTGAAGCTCCCACTATTCAAGACGGTCAACACGCTGGATTGATTGGTGTGGGTGGATTAGTTTTGGCAAGATTCCCAGTTGAATCAGCTAAAGAGAGAAAAAAGTTTTTTGAAAAAAAGACTGAGGATCAAATGACCGCTGTCGATAATGATTTAATGAGGGAAAATCATCCATCAATGCCAATCAGTAAACCTGAAAGGCAGAGTAAAATAACTTTTGGAGGCAAAAAAGCCTCTGATTAATATTAATTTGATTTGAAAGGATCGAGAAAATGGCAAATATAGATGCTGCTTTTGGGCTTAGACCCTATAAGATGCTCGGTGCGGGAACAAACTCAAATGGTGTGATGACATTCGATATACAAACCACAGGAACTGCTGGTACTTCAAGTACGATTTATGAAGGAACTCCAGTAATTCCTCTAGCAAATGGTTTGGTAGATATTGTCGGAGCTGCCGCTGGTGGTACTGTTCCTCTACTCGGAGCGTTTATTGGCTGCAAGTATATTGATTTAAATGGAGATACCAAGTTCGCTAATAAGTGGCCTGGAACTTCCGCTGTAAAATCAAGTACAGCAGCAACTGCTTTGATTTCTGCTCACCCTGATCAATTATTTTTGATTAATGCTGATGCAGCTATGACTCAAGCAGGAGTTCACGCTAATGCAAACTTTTCTAGTGGAACATCAGGAGACGACACTACTGGTAAATCCTCAGCTGAGTTAGCAGTTAGTACTCTGAATACAACTAACACTCTTAATATGAGAGTTGTTGGTTTTGAGGATTCACCCTCAAATGCAGATGCTACTGCTGCTGGTAGAAAAGTAATAGTAATGTTAAACAATCACTTTTATCGTTATAATGCTAACGGTACTGGTGCTGGTATATAGGAGGGAATGTAATGGCAATAACTAGATCACAACTTCTAAAAGAACTAGAACCAGGACTAAACGCTTTATTTGGACTTGAGTATGATAGATACGACAACCAACACGCTGAAATCTACGAAACAGAAACTTCTGATCGAGCTTTTGAGGAAGAAGTAATGTTAGCTGGTTTCGGACAGGCTCCTGTAAAAGGAGAGGGTGCTGCGGTTTCTTTTGATTCTGCAAACGAAGCATTCACGGCTCGTTATACTCATGAGACTATTGCGTTAGCATTTGCTATCACCGAGGAAGCGGTAGAAGATAATTTGTACGACCGTCTGGCTGCGCGTTATACGCGTGCGCTGGCTCGTTCAATGTCTCAAACCAAGCAGATCCGTGCTGCTACCGTTTTGAACCAAGCATTCAGCACTGCATCACCTATCGGTGACGGTGCGGCGCTGTGTTCGGCGGCTCACCCCTCTATCTCTGGTAACCAGACTAACCTTCTCGCTACTGCAGCAGATCTCAATGAGACTTCGCTGGAGCAGATGTTGATCGATATTGCTGGTCTGACCGACGAAAGAGGTCTGAAGATTGCTGTTCGTGGTATGAAATTGATCATACCGAAAGAACTGCAATTCATCGCAGAACGAGTTCTGAACTCAAATCTGCGACCGGGAACGGCAGATAACGATATCAATGCCAACAAGTCTATGGGTATGCTTCCAGAAGGGGCGGTTGTAAACCACTT